ACTATGGCTGATGGTGTAAGGGTGTTATTGCTTATCATATTGTCTAGCCTCACTCTATCCATTGTTGGATCACCATATGGAAGTGGATATCCACTTCCAAGCGCGCTTGGTGATCCAACAAGTCCACGTTCTAAAAAAGATGCTTTTGTAAAAGCAAACTTATTTGCAAGATTTTTATAAAATTGATTGGCAAAATACTGACTCTCCCCAATCGTATAGAGAGGCCAAGGATTAAAAACGAGATTGTCGGTCCAATTCCATGAAAAATTGTCGCTATACACAAAGTGTACAGGAGTTGTGGCATTAGGTGAATCTACCACTGTAATGGTATTTTCGGTATTAAGCAGAGCGTGGAAGTAACTTCTAGGTGTTGTTGATGTTAGCTGCTTCCAATCTCTCTGTCTTATATCACTTATCTCCTCTGGCGTTTTACCTACAAGAGATTCTGTAGTCGGTATTCCACAATCCTCTCCCATAAGGTTTAGTGTAAATCCCATGTTAATTAAGTATTCGTATTTAGAATAGGAAGCAGTTGCAAAATAAAAGGGAATGTCTGTGACTAGATTGTTGGTATAGTCTAGTATTTTTGATTGTATATTACCTATAACTTGCGGCAGATTAGACTGCAATAGATCTCTGTCTGATCCTGAATTATATAAGACTACGTAGCTTGACGTTGATGGTTGACCATAATTGAAATCTGGATTACTTGTTAATTCGTAAGCGTCCCAAAGCGCTTTATCTAGTGATGCGTTAACTAATCCTGTTGGTTTAGAGGACGGAAGCCCCGAGAGTTGAATATTTTTAAAGTCTAATGGATCAGGTACTGTTCCTGCACTTACTTGGTTTTGCTTTTTATATTTATATGTGGTAATAGTTGTCCTTGATGCTACAGAGTCTATTGCATTAGTTTCATAGGTAGTACTTGTTGGTAAGTTCCACCTATTTCTAATATACACACCTATTATTTCATAGTCATAATCTGATAATTGTCCAAAATAGCTTCCTAAAGCACTTGTGGTGGATGTTCCTACTTGTAGTGTTGGATAAGTTAAATCGGCGTTGACTGGTGCTAGTATAGTGTTTGTATAATAAGTTGCTTTGAGGGGTGCTTTTTTTTCTAAAGGAAACAGTATAACATTAAATCCCGTTGCTAATACTCTTGGTGTACCTAACTGTGTTGCATATCTAAAAGGCTCATCATCCTTGATATTCAATAACAGCTTACTAAATTGATCCAAATTCCACTGCACACCACTACTTCCAGATAGTGCAAAATCTTTTTCCGGTAGCAATGGCCAACGGTTAGGTTTTGTTATCCATTCCCATGGTGTAAATTCAAAGCATTCATCGCTGGCTGTTAGATAGTTTTTATCTGTTAAGTTAAGCACATCATGAAAGGCTTCAAAAAGAATTGATATTCTTAGTTTAGTAGTTCTAAAATTTAACTTATCAATTACGACTCTGTTCCATTCTACCTTTTGACCAAAGGTTGCTGGTAACTCTCCTAAACTTCCACTGCCTGCTGCGTATATTAATTTATCTGCTTGTGTATTGCCAGGTGATTTTGGTGATACTTGTATTGTTTGACTGTTTAGCTCATACTCTGCTCTTAGTAGCGGATCAATGAAACTAAATCCTGGTACTGAAGACCCATTAACTAGACTTAGTAGAGGTGTTTCATTATCAAACTCCTGTATAGTTACTTTAGCTTGTTCAAATTTAACTGGGATACCAGCTAGTAGGCAGTTTACTACATTTAGTCTTGTTAAATTTGGTAGTAGAGAATACTTTGAACTGCGTCTTGTTATCAAAGCATTTAATAAAGTTGTTTTGTATTTAGAAATAGCACTACCAATGTAGCATCCAAAAACAGCTCTTACACCCTCTACTCCAAAGACAGCACTTTGTATATATTCCTGTACGTTTGTTAGGTCAACTTCATAAGTAGCGGATAAGACTGCTTTACCATCTTTGACACTATACTTAAATCTCTCACGTGAAAAGTAGCTGCCTTCCTGCAATAAATCCTGTGTTAAATTGCTGTTCTTAATATGGTATGTGTTTAAATGGTAAGGCCTAGGGTAAAACATATCTAGACTATAGCCAAATAAATCTGTGCGCCATGGTTGACTGAAGCTCTTGTATGAACCGTTACTTAGTTTATTAACAATAATTTCTTGATCCGAAGTCCATCCATCTAATCCAGTTTTACCGTAGGGATTGTCTACTAGGTTTTTATAAAATAGATCCTCTATATCTGGATTATATACTTCAAGTACTATTTGCTCTGACTCTGTCGATCCAATATCATTAGAGGATACACAAACATAGGTCCCTGCAAATTTAGGGGATACGTTTGTGAATCTCAACTCATTATTATTGGAGGTTACATAGGACTCTGGTCTATTAAGATCTGAGTCACTTGTTATTACTGTTCCATCTTTTTGCCAACCATATACTAATTGAGTCTGATCAACATATATTGTTGGTACACCGTTTTCAATATTGTAAATAGATGGCTGCTCTGCTAAAAACTTTAAAGTAAAATCTGAGCCTACTGCTACTTTTACGGCACCCTGAGTGTCTATAAATAAGTTGTCTCTACCAGGTTCATTGTACTGAATTGGTTTGATCTGTGGTGAACTTGTATTGTATATTGAAGTGGAAACGTATGGAACTGCGTTGATTCTTTGTGGTAGCAGTGCGTAACTAGTTGTGTTTTCATCTATACTAGACGTAGCTAATGCATCAACGCTGCCGGTTATATTAGCTGGAACATTGTCATTAAGGTCAGCAACAAGTCTTCCATCTAATGATCTCATTTAACAACTTTAAATATGTAATTATTGTCGTAATATTCTTGTGCTCCACTTCTATCAACTCTAAATAATATCTTGTAATATTGCTCTGGTTGAAGTCCATCCAACCACAAATTAATAAAGTTTCCATTACTGTCGCAACTAACTTTAGTGTAGGTTGTATCAAATGGTATGACAGTTTCTTGTGTGTCTGCGTGTTGTATACTATAAAAGAATGATGATGATGGTAAATAGTTTACGTTTAAAAAATTACTCTGTGTAGCATAGGTTACTACTGGGTACTTCTCTCTAACACCAATATCTAATCTGGCCCTAGAAAGGTCTTTATAAGCCTTTTTAAGGTTCTTGACATATACTGTTATATCCTTATTTGCAGATGGTTGTGTTAATGATCCTGTTGTAAAAGCAGCGCTGTCCCAAGCAATTTCTAGGTTTGGTAAGTATATTGTGTGTGTATCACTCGAAAAGTATTTAAGTGTTATAAATTGATCTGTGCTTTGCTCGTCTTGAGTTGACTTCTTTATGATGAAACCATTATTTGGTATAGTATTGTTTAACCAGCTATTAACTATACTAGTTACCTCAATTCTAATATCGGTAGAGCTGTAATTATATGATTGCGAGCATATATAATTTGTGTACCATGTTCCACCTCCACTAACAGATGTTGAGCTACCAGTTGTATTAACTGCGAAAGATGCAGTTGTCCAAGGTGTAGAAGAATTCGCTGATCCTTTCCTATTTATCCATGTGGAGTTGTAGGTGGATATTGGTAGATTAATATATTTACCAATTCCAGAATCCCAACTCTGTGACACTGGGTAAACTTCCACTTTATATGACGAGGGTACTTCCTGTGCTTCAACTGTATACAGGTTAAGATAATATTTTGGACTCACAATCAGTCCACTGACTAATGATTCAGATACCGCCGATAAATCAAAGTTGATTAATATCCTATTATTTGCTATCGTCGAGGATACTTCCTTAGATAAATCTAATACGCCATCCAATCCAGTGTTTTTAGTGGAAGCTCCTTCGTAAAGGGTTGTGTCATTCAGACCAAAAATACTGTATATCATATGTTAAAATCCTGTAAGTTTTACTTTAATGTCTTCGTCTAGATATCTTACTTCGAAGATACTGGCATCATAACTTGGATAAACAATACCGTGTTTAATAGCACTCTGTATGTTATATACTACATTTGAGTATCCTAATGCCTCATTACTTAAATTGACTATTTCAATGCCTGCAATTGTTTGAACACCTTTAACTTGCATTATCTTACTATAAATATCTGAGTATAATATTGGTTCGTTAATCTGCCATCTGTCTGGATTAAAGTGCTCTTTTAACTTGCTGATGACATTAGCAGTAACTTCGTATCCATTATAGCTTGGATAAGCTATTACTGATATATTAACTCCTATGTTTATAATAAAAGCATCTCTAATATTTATACTGTCTGTCAACATTCTATATTGACCTAAATAGTTTTTTAGATTTTCTTTTACTGTTGTGTTTACTTTAGTAAATCTCTTATCAGCATCATAACCTAATATGTACATATTCATTGCAAGGGGATTTGCAACTCTATCTCCAATTATATCAGTTGATAGGTTTTCTTGTTGGTCAGGTGTAATGTATGCTTTTGCAACACTACCATAAGCTGGTGGCATTGCATATGCTCTTAGTATATAATCCTCTCTTGTAACCGCTCTTTGCTGAGTCATAAACTGAGCTAAAGTGTTTTCTCTAATCTCTTCTATTGTTTCCTCAGATCTACCACCAGATGCTGCGATTGGGTTATTAACTGCTAAAGAGTTTATAATAACATTGTTTAATGTTGGAGTTCCTACGGGTAGTGCGTTAGCGACTACGGAGTCAACAACATTGTTAATTGTGTTTGTTGGTACATTTGCTGTAACTCCTCCACCAGTGAGATAGACGACTGACAAAGTTGTGTTTGCTGGTGCTTGACCATAAGCAGCTGTAAAAACCGGGCTTACTGTATCAAAGGCTATATCTGTATTTTCTATACCTGTTGGTAAAGATAAACCAATATTTTCAGGTGTGGGTAATAACTCTTCTCCTGGTGAGGTGCTTACTCCCGAACCAAATTGCATTTCTATACCACCCTCCACAACTCTTGCTACAAACCTATTTGGTATTCTTAATAGCTTTAATAAGTATGGATTATCATTTGTGTTAACAAACGTATCTGGATCATTATATGCCGTATTCTCTACCTTCTGAAAGATAGTATCTTGTGCTAAATAAGGTACCTCATACCAAGTATTATTATCACTATCTACAATAGACTGAATACCTATTAAGTTGTCTCCCGTTAGTTTTATTTTGTCGAACTTTACTGGGTTGCCAAATACAAAGTCTGATGTTATTTTAGTTGCACTAACAGCTTTGTATGTTTTTTTAATTAAGTAATATTGAACTGATCCATCAACACTATCAATTTGAGCTACTGTTACTGTTCTGGGTGATAAGTAATTATCAACTGAAAAATCCACAGGTTCTTGTATAATAAATTCTGTGCCATTATATGAACTTCTAGCAACCATGCCTGCATTTAATTTCAGTGCGTAGCTGAAATCCGGTACAGTGTTTGCACCTGAACCTGATGGTGGTACGTATTGAAACACATCAATGTCAACCAATGCAGGTACGGAAAGTTTTGGTTTGTATCCAAAAGCCTGTGCTATATCTAATATATTTTTACGTTCGCGGGCTTGTAAGATCATAGACTCTTTTAGCTGGGAGTCTATATAATAATTTAACACATCACCAACATATGCAGCCATTTCAATAAACATCATTCCTGGTGATGCTTCATTAAAATCGTTGTAAGTATTAGGATAGTACTTTTTAGCAAAATCTATAAGACCAGCTTTTAATTGGTCAAAGTCTCTTCCTAGGTACCGTACTTCTTTTGTTATATCTTTGCTTACTACATTCATTGTTAGCTTGTTCGTCTTACTTCCAATTCAATGGATCTTGTATCAAATGTGTTATTTTTTAAGCTGATTTTTATATTTACTGTTACTGTATTATAATCTGGGTCAGTTAGTACGTCTAAACTATTAATAAATATGTAAGGTAACCAATAGTCAAACTGGGTTATTATGGTTGATTTAATGTTATCAGCCATAGAATCTGTCTCGTTTTCAAATAAAGATCTATACAAATTACACCCTAGGTTGGGTTGCATAATCCTCTCACCATTATTTGTTAATAGTAAGTTTTTTGCATTTGCGGCTGCTTGATCAATAGTAGTGTAGTTTAACTTTATACCACTACCAACACTACCAAAGATGGGTAAGTCTACACCTATACCTTTGTTTTTTGCAACATCTAACCTATTGAATAATTGATCCGTTGGCATTAAAATGATTTTTGTGTTGAGATTTGATCAGCTCGTTGTAATAATTTTGAGTAATCCTTCATGAAAGGTAAAGACTCTGTGTTGGTAACTGGTTCATAACCTGCATCGTCATCAGCTGATAGCATATCTATCATGCTTGTCGGTGCATATGCTGGGGCAGGTACTTGATCTGAAGTGAAACTCATCTCATCAAAATCAACAGTCGTAGACTGATTAAAATCTGATGTGAGTCTTGTTTCATTTAACACTTGATCAAGTATAGAGTTACCTGAATACCTTTTTGTTGGTTGTGGTTTTCTTTGTTCCACTTTTTGACCGGTTGGTTTTGATACTGGTCTCTTTTGTAATGCTTCTGTTAGCTCTTGTTTAACAGCTGCGCGGACCTCTTCTCTAATGAGGGTTCTTAATGCGGTGAGAAATTCTTTTGCTTTCATCTTTTTTATAAATAGTTTGTTTCTAAATTATCTGTATCCTGTAAAGGGAAATGGTGGTATTCCTGTGGGAGGTGGTGGTGAAACTAATCCAACCATAAGGTTTAATTGTAATTGCAAATTTTTAGATAGTTCTCTCACTAGTTTTGAGGCACCAGCGTCTGGTTTAGTAATCATTGGAAGGAATGGACCAATAGAAATACTCGTATACTTTACTCCATTTGGTGTCACCCAACTAAAGCCTGTCCAAAAAGCTCTTGTTGCAAGGTTAAAAGCAACACTCATTAGTTTTAAGTCTAGATTTAATGCTCTTTTAGCTACGTGCTCCTTTAACCAGGCTTCTGTGTCTTGTTTAATCTTAGCTAGTTTTTTATCAATCTTATCTACTAATGGTTTTAAACTTTTAGTATACAATTTTTGAAGTATACTCAAAATATTCTTTCCCTGCTTGTTTATTTCATTTACTATCAGTACCAGTATACCATCTATACCAGGCTTTAGTCCTGGGAATAATTTCCTAACTAGTGGGTTTAGGCTTATCTGATTTAGATAGGCTGTTGTATTCGCTAAATGCTTATTTTCTAGATCGGTGAGTATTGTTCTAATATAGGACTTTTCTAGCACTCTGAAAGCGCTTCGGTCCGAAAAGAATGCTATAACTTGTTTTATATTACCATTCTTCAGACTGCCTATAGATTTAATTTTATTGTAAAAATCTATATAACCACCACTTACTGCACCTATTGTATTTTGTTGTAGTCTTTGACTGAGATCTGTCATAAAGCTTGTCTTGGATACCTCACTGGCCATATTAGTAAATAAGTCTACTAATAGCTCAAAACCAAAAAAGTAATCTCTTATATCCCTAAGTGTTTTGCTCTTAGCCTGATCTAACGCTATTTGTTGTGAACTATCTGCTGTGTTTAGTTTTTTAATGTCATAGATACCTCCTACTAAATCTCTTAATGCTCCTGCATTCGTAGTATATCGCCACTCCCCAGCAATTAAGTTATTAGTAATTTTAGTGAATCCTGGTATTAACTTTGTTGTTGTTATTTGTGTTAGTTTAAGTATTTTTTTGATCTGATCTTTATATTGTTTTAATTTATCTTTTTTAGCTTGTATAATTTCCATTTTGGTTTTACCATCTTTGAGATCACTCTTGATTGGTACAAGCATTAGAAGTTGCATCTTCACATCGTCTGTGATACGCTTAATTGTCTCTTCTAGTTTTGCTGTTTGCCTGTTAACAAAGTCTACAAGCTTTTTCTGTATCTTCCTTAAAAAGGCCTCAATCTGTTGTATAGCTGCTGTCAGTATATCTAAGACCGTTGGTTTTGGTGGCATCAATGGTCCAATAAAAGGTGGCACTGATGTTGGTTTTTTCTGTATTAGTTTTCTAACCTTTAAATCTAAATTTGTAATCCCTTTTATGATAGCCAAGAACTCTTGAAACAATCTTATTACGCTGTCGGAAGATGACTCAAAGTAATCTAGTAATGCAGCGGGGGATGGTACTTTCCCAATCAATTGATCATTTAGTAACTTAACTATAATAGGATCTGTTATTCCATTCTGCAAATATATCCTATTTAGCTCTTTGTGAACTGCGGTTATGTTGTTTTCTGGATTAATAGCCATTAAAACATTCTCTTGTACAGTGTTTAAATATTCCTGTAAATCTGTGCTTGCTAATCGTTGAATGTCTATTTTAAACTTTGTTGTAGTAACAATTAGTCTCTGTGCTGCCACTACTATCGATTGAACATCCTGTATAGTGTCTTTCGCTTTTTTAATTTTCTTTAAGTACTTCTTTTTAAAATCAGTAATAGTTTTTCCGGCTGTAACATATAGGCTCTTTTTACCAGGTCCCGCTTTTTTTAAGGCTAAGTTTTTCAGTTTAATCTTTAACTTTTCTTTTTCTTCAGCTACTCTTACTTGTATTTTAAACTCTAACTGCTGTATAGCATTCTTTATTTTTCTTTTCAGTTTTGCAATTTGAGGTTGTAATTTCTTTTTTATAAACTTATACCTGTACAGTATATCTAATATAGGTGCTAGTTTAACATTAACATTAGCTAAATCACGTATATAATTAATATATTCTGCTGGGTTGACTAGAGCGTTAGATAGACTCACAATTGTTAACAAAGTGGATTGTATTTGTCTAGCCAAATACTTCTTAAAAATTTCTTCTTGACTACCATCCTGCGCGTCCGGAATTGATGATAATCTATACTCTAGATCTGTTAGTACCTTACTTAGTATGTCATATTGCTGCACGTTCAATGACGGTTTAAATTGCTTTATGGCATTTATTAACTCTAACTCTTTTCTAAATTTTATTTGAAAGTCCTCAGGTGTTAGCTGTAATTGGAACTGAGTTAGTCCGGTAGCTAGTGATTCGATCTTAGCTTGTTCTGTTTGTATTATTTCAACAATAGCATTGCTTATTTCTAAAAACAGTTCTGGTAGCTCCATTATCTGTCTCTGTATTTCTGCTGCTTCTGCTAATAAAGTGTTTATTTGTTTTTTTAGTGTCTGTGCTTTCTTTACTAATAGCTTTATAGATTCAATTGTTGATTTTATATCTCCCTGCATTATTAACACTTCTCTAGCTTCAAAGTAAGTTTGCAGTATTCGCTGCATGACTCTTTTTCTTGAAGAGTAATTGTTGATTGGTATGCTTGGAATAGGAAATGGTGGTGGTCCTGCTGGTGTTGATAATCCGGGAGCTGGTAGTACTGCGGGAACAGTTCCTCCTCCAGGTAATCCTGTTAAAAGTGTTCTAACATAATTATCTGTTATAAATTTAGCCATATCCTTACTACCTTTTGGTTGTCCGGTATCTAGTTGAGCTAGAAATGGCTGCGTAAAAGTTAATTCAAAGTTTATTGGCATTATAATAAATAAGATAGTTCGTTAGTAAAAGTCATGACAACTTCTAGTGCGGTATATGTGTGTGGTGCTTTATCTCCACGCCAATACCATATAGATGGATCCTTTGGTCCATAATGCAAAAACCCATACTTACCAGCATTGTGTACTAAGAAATAAAGAAGTGTTGGGTTAATTAAATTCCTAGGGCCAAACTTGATTATCCGACCTGTTACACGAGGATCTACGTTAGGATAATTTGGTATTGAGCCAACTATCTCTTGACGATTCACATCTCTAAGAGCTATAGTATTTTTTGCTATAGGTGGATCAAAGTCTGTTGGTTGTAACCCTAACACATAATCATCCCCATCTATAAGTGTGCGATCAGGGTATTTGACTAAGCTGCGTAATTCTGCTATTACCTCTCGTTTTGTTCTGTATCCCTCAGCTGGTTCTATAGCAAAACCAATATTTGCATCAATAGCTGCTGCTAATTCTGCGAAGCTGTTTTTAACTGGGATTGGTAATATTGCGTTATGATAATTTACAAGCGCTGCTGCTTTCATCTTTTAACCTCCTCTATTAGAATCAGAACCTACTACACCATCTGGGTTGTTTGGTGTTGGCGCGGTGATATTGGCCGGTGCCGGTGATTGTGTATTATTTAAATTGGTTCCTGTTGCAGTGGCAGTTGCTCCGGAAGTAGTGTTACCCGCTGTTCCTGATCTACTACTCTTATTTATGTCTGCTGTTACATCATCAGGTACTGGTGGTGCAGGATCTGGCTTATCGTGCGACACTCCATCAACAAAGACCACAGTCGACAACATTTCAGGTATGCGTGAATGTAAATTTTCAAGATTATACATAACCTGTGTAGACATATGTCCATCTCCGGCCGGTGTTCTAATTACTGCGTCTCTCATTAATACTATGAGGTCCTCTATTAAATTTGCCAGCTTTAGACCTAACACGATTGGTTCGTATCCATAATTTAGAGTTGGATCACCTTTTGTCTTAGGAGCCTTCTGCTTTGTAAAATCATAGTCTCTACCTTTGTTAGGTAATCCAAGATAAATTTCACCAGTGTCTGAGAATAAGTAAATATCGTCGTCACTATCTAGATGAATTGATTTTGGAGAAGTTATAGTTACACCTTCCTTACCACAAATTAATAAGTGATCTTTTTTTGCATTTAATACTAATCTGTCTGAATTAATAATAACTGTACTGCCATTAGTAAAATTGTTAATGTGCCCTCCTAATGAGGGGTTAATTTGTAACACATCTTTTAAAGATTTTTCTGCAACTCCTCCAAGAACATCTATCTTAAATAGTTTGTCTGCAAATTCGAATCCTGCCATTTCTATAAATTATCTAATTGTAAGTCTGTAAAAAATAATAAAGAGTTTCTTTTTGATTTGTTCTTTAGTGCTTCTGATATGCCGCCATAAGGACCTTTTTTTGCTAACTCTGGTTGATATTCAAAATGCCATTCTTCGCTGCTAACCGTTCTCACAAAACCAAACTTATATCCATTTTTTATCATCCAGGTATAATTTGTGGAATTTAAGTTTGCACCAAAATACTTTCTAGATCCTACATTTAAGTCTGCGGCTATTCCATCACCATGCTTACTAGAGCCCGGTGGAGCTGTTTGTGGGCTAAAGGCACTACCTCCTGCTTTAAAAATAAAATCGGTGTCTGTAGTGTATTTTGGATTGCCATTTACAACAGCATTTCGTTCAGTATTGTTCCATCTTGATTTATCTCTACGCAATGTTTCTTGTGTAGTAAATGCTACTGCAAATCCTTTACTGGATCTGCCAGTAAAATTTGATCCAAATTGTGGTCTGTATCCACTGCCTAATATTATTTTAACTCCCTCAGCAGCTGCACTACTCTTGAGGAGCAATAAAGCTTTTCCTGCATCTTTACCAATACCTTGTCCATCAACATAAATTAAATCAATGGATTTTTTGCTGTTATTTATAAAGGGATTAGTACCAGGTTGAATTGGATCTACTAAGTTATCTGTAACAAGAATTGCTATGTTTTGTAGAGTGTACACAGTACTACCAGATACTTGTGGTATGGTTTCGATATCGGAAAGAATACCACTTTCTTTATAAAAAGACACCTCTTCTTCCGGAGTTTCTACAAAGGAGGTTATGTCGCTAACGGTTGAGAAAAGATCACCATCAATGCTATTTAGATCATATCTATGTAGATGTGTCCTTAATTTTTTAGAGGTGGAAATCTCTATTGGTATTGCTTGTGATGAGCAAAGATAAATTGTAGAGTCATTTTTATTAACTTGTTCCATAATTGGAGTAGAGCTATTAGTCCTATTAGCTGATACAATCATTATTGGATTGCCAGCAGCTCCCCCATTATCAGACCACTCATTTGTAGTGTGATCTACACTTGTGCTACCTAATCTGACACTAGCTCCAAATCTACCCTGTAATATAAAGTCTCCCTCATATGGTTTGAGCGGTGCTTTTTCCTTTACACCAGTGCCACCAGCTATAAAGCTTTCCGGACTTTTTAACTTGCCTTCAAACCTATGTTCATACTCCGACGTAAAAACAGTGTCTGCTAAATTAGCCGGAATAGTCTGACCCATATATGGATCGCTGTTAAATGTTATACTTTGATTGCTAGTAATATTAGCTATATAATAGTATGCAGTTATAAACCTACCCAAAGCAACTTCATTTTTAATGCCTTGAATTATAATAACTAGTTCACCAGGTATTGGATACTTTAGTATGTTTTCATCAGCTGGATATGCGAAGACCTGTATATCGTCTTCGTTTATCTCCTTATTAATACCAATGAGTCTAACTCTTATTTTACCAATGTCCTTTGTATAATCAACGTCTAACACGTGCCCAAAGAGGATTTCCTGTGGATTGTTTCCTGTCCCACCTAGGTTAGGTTTATTATCTAAAGTACTTGCCCATCCTTTAAAAAAGGATCCACCACCTATGCTCATCCTATTGAATTTTTATATAAAAGACTTTTTAGTTTTTTTGAGGTAGCTAACTCAACCGGCACTGTTTGTGATGAACAAAGGTATACTGTGCAGTCATTAGTATTTACAGATTCCGTGGATTTGTTTTGACGTCCTACTTCTACATCTCTTTCTGTAGACAATATTGTAATTGGATCACCTGCTACTCCTCCAATGTCTGACCATTCATTAGTTCCATTTGTTGTGGTACTTCCCAACCTTATACTTGCACCAAATCTACCCTGAACAATTACATCTCCTTCGCTCGGCAACTTTTTTGGTCTTTCTTTTATTGCCCTCGTAGTCTCATTTACTTCCTGTACATAGCTAGCTAAGTTTTTAATTTTACTTTCAAACCTATGTTCATACTCCGGTGTAAATATTTGGTCTACTAAGTTGACTGTTATAGTTTGACCCATATATGGATCTCCATTCCAGGTAATACTCGAGTTACTTGTTAGTGTTGTTATATAGTAATAGCCTGTAACAAATCTACTAGAGGCTACTTGATTTCTTATACCCTGCACCATAATAACTAATTCGCCTGGTAGTGGGTACTTAACCATATTGTTATTTACTGGATAGGCTTCTGTTTTTACGTTATCATCGAGCAGCTCCTTAGAGTGACCAATTAGTCTGACACGTATTTTGCCGGCATCTGAGCCCTTGTAATCGACACTTAGTACTTGGCCCACAATAAGCTGTTGGGCAGTGCTACTGCCGCGTAAAGTAGGTGTAGAAGGTAAATTACTAGCCCATCCCTTAAAGTAAGAACCTTGGCCGATACTCATTATCTATTACTGTCTAGTAAGTCTTGTGCTTCTGTAAGTAACTGTTTGCGCTCTGCGTCTGTCAATATTCCTTCTTCTCTGTCTCCTTTGTCAGCGCTAATCAATAACCTCTGTACTATAGACGCTAAACGAACTAAATGTTCATCGTTTTTAACAGACACCTCTAGATATTCCTTAATTAGTGGAACCATCATGGAAGCATCTGCTACGTTCTTAATTAACGGCTTAAGGCTGTCAATTAATCCATTAATTTGTGTTTCTTTTTTCTTGGAGTTGATGTAGATATCTCTTAGAAGATCTGAAAACTTCTTATCATCAAACATTGTGTAGTCTGTATTCATCGCCGCTTTTAGTATAAATAGGCTATTATTTATTTTGCGCGGCTTTTATTGGAAATTCTACAAAAGCATCTATATAGGCTCTTAGCTTCTTTACTTGCACGCCTGCAATCCAGGCATCACGGTTATCATAATAGCCCATACTATGTAATACCTGTAAGTCTGCAAGGTTTGGATCAAACTCAAAAGCTTCCAAATTAGGACCGCCCGCTACTTCCATCCAAGCTTTTAGATCTTCTTGTAGCAGGCTTAATAATTCTTCCTGTTTAACTAATACAATCATTAATATTCCCTATCTATTGGAATAATGTCATGCTCTAAATAAGCACTATAAATCTTTTTGTACTTTTCCTTCATCACCTTTACCATCTTAGTGATCTGCTGAGTAGAGGCATTTGACATTTCTCTTATGTAAATATACAGAGCCTTTTTATTAAAAATTTCTAGATTATCTCTTTTGCGAAAAAGCTCAATTAATGCAGCGGCTACTTGTCTCTCCTGCTTTTTAGGGAAGTGTATATCTAGATGATGGTCCCAGTAGTCTACGTATAAGTTTAAAAAATTCTCTCTACTTGTTGATAAGTTGTTATTGGATTCTAATGTATCCGTAACAGTATCGATGGACAACACACCGACTAGCTTTTTAAAGTTCTTATTGTTTTGTAATATAAGGTAGTTCTTAGCAACAATACTAAAATAACTAAAAGCCTTTCCCTTACTTGCAGTAAACTTTGGAAGCTTCTCTATTAAAAAAGATATTACGTCGTGTTGTACGTTTTTAATATCCTGCCCGTCTGTGTAATAAAATTTAAAAGTGTGAATTATATTCTCTGTTAATTTTTCAAAAGCGTATCTAATTTCATTATTATAAATCGCGTTTCGAATAAATTGATCATCACATTCATTATATCTGATGATAGCTTCCTCGACCTCTGGGCCGAAATACATCTTTTTCTTTTTACTTTTTGGTTTCCTCGGCGTTGACATATTTTGTAATAAATTCATATAACTCATTTATGCACTCTTGCAATCCTGTAAAAGTATATCCTACTTCATCATCAGCTTTAAAAGATCCTCTATGATCAATCTCTTCCATTTTCTTTTTGGTGTCATTAAATCTGTACCATAAGCTGGATACAAATAAGACATAGGCTTCTGTATATTGCAGTGCTTTATTATACTTAATATAGTTAACATAACTCAGATAAGCTAGTATTACTGTGCTTATTATGAATAGGATGAGGAAGAAATATATCATTTAAATAGCTCGTTAAATACGCTTAGTAATTCATTCTTGTGAGGATCTGTAGATTGTTTGCTTTCCTTTATTCTAGGTTTAGTAGAACCTTTTAACCATTGCTCGTATTCCACCTTAGCAGCTAATGAATCTGCTTGATGTAGGATATATGGTAAATTAGTTCTTAATCTAGAGTTCTTATCATAAGAAATGTAATAAGATTTATTGGATTCGTCATATAAGCCATCATGTAGCTTAATACCAAACCACTCTTTTAAAGATACCTTAATACCTCTTTGCTGTAATAAAAATAAACTACGGTCTGGAACTAACATAAAATCTGGGAGAGGATTCATTTTATATATGGCACCCTGATTCTTTCTATGCCAATCAGAGTCTTGTGGTATATACATTTCATTATCCTCATCTCCTATCTTACCTAGATCGTGGTTGATTGCTGCAAACACTAACTCTTCTATTGTAAAGTCGATCTCTGCACCCATAGACTTCCATGCTTCTACAACCTTAAAACTGGCTGCTATTACATTCATTACATGCAATATATAACCTCCTGGAAACGCGTTGTGATGATGTTCTTTTGAAGAGGCCGGCATTAACATGATACGTTCCTGGTGATCTAGGTAAAACTGCCTCAATTCTATTTTTCTTTCCCCTGTAATGTGCAGGTCGATGTACTCTAAAAACTTATCGTAGTTTTCCACGAGCTGTTCTGCTGATAATTCCATAACTATATTAATTTTGATATTCTATTTAATCTATTTTCTATTTTCTTACGTGTAGTCTTATTCTTTTCTGTTTTTAGCTTACTCTTTAAGTAATTATATTCTTCCAGTAAAGTTAGTATCTGCTCTGCTTTTTCTTTTTTAGTGACTCTTGGCTTTTCTATAATAGGTGTAGGCTCACAAGTACCTTTCAGAGTAGGTTGTTCTACTCCTCTAAAATACACAGTGCCGTTAGCGTGCACAAACTCTTTCATAAACCGCCATCCTTTAGGATAGCCTAATTTTTTTTTAGTAGTAGATTTTACTGGCTCCAGAATTTCTATAACACAATAGCTGCAAATAAAGGAAACAGTTTCAGCTGAAACCTTATCTTCTAAACCACATCTTGTGCAATCAAGAATTTTCATATTCTAGTTGTAATCTATCTAGAGCAGCTGTAATACCTTTTTCTACAGCCTCTAACCGCAAGGTTACATATAGCTGATCTACGTGCGGCTTATTGCTAGCTAGGTCAGCGATTAAGGATGTAGTCATAGCCTGTGCAGACTGTAATTGCGTTTCAATATAACTTTTATTTCTCATAATTTAGTTTGTTGTAGGTGGGGGTACCTGAAAGTTTAAATCATACAGTACCGTATGTATTAGTTTGTTCTGAATAAAGTGGCGACCTCTGTAGATGTGTAAATCACCGGTTATGTATAATGCTTCTGTAATAGCTATGTCAATTATACCTCTTAATCTGCTAGCCATCCACACAATATTATTCTCTTGAACGGTGTAGATCGCGTCTAGGTCCTCTAGATTAACATGCTCGAGATCCTGTTTAAAGTTCCAGAGGGCTACATAATGATCATATAGCTTTTTACGGTCCTTGGTACGGAGTGGTAGGTATGTAGATTTACTAGATACTCCATCATCCACTTGTAGTACACGACGTGCTTGTACAATCTCACTACTAGTGTTCTTTAAAAACATGCAATTTATAAGATTATCTAAACAGCTCATACGCTATGGGATTTAAGATTTTACATTTGGTTTTCTACCTCGTGGTTTAGGCTTAGCTGCCTTCACCTTTTTATCCTTTACTGATACTTCTTTGAGTATTTTACTCTCTAAAGAAGATACTACGCTTTCAAATTTTACTTGATACGTTAGCATTTCTTCTACTGTCTTTTTAAACTTACTGTAGTAGTAAATAGCTACTGTAGTAGTTAGTCCTAATGTTGCGATTAACGCGCTAATAATAACCATTGCTTTTTTATTTTTAAGTTACGAAATTAATTCCAGATTATCAACCCTGACCATTATATAATTTCTTATAATTCTTCGAAGTTTTCAAATTACTAGTGTTCTTTTTAGAATGTACGTTAGGTCTGGATATATGTTTTTTAATTACTGTGCTAATGTGTGTGTTTTTTGCAGCCATTTTTAATATAAATAGTTATTGTATTGGAAACTAATTATCACATGCAATATAATTTAACGTTCTATATTGATTATTATCATCTATTCCAAATCCAACTACGGTCTCATCAGATATAGTATAACCAGTCCAATTTGGTTTTAGTTTTGAGAATTGGCGCACTAATAGTGATGCACTATAAACTTTCTTTGCTCCCATCTGCCTGAGTAGTTTAGAGGTGAAGTCAATTGTAGCACCGGTATTACATATAACATCCAATATTATAATAGCTCTATTGTTGACAATTGATGCGTCAACACCCTTATACATATAGAGGTCGTCAATAGTGCCGTCTGATGCATAACGATTTACACCGCAGAAATCCATTGAAGGTGTAGTCAACATATGGCTAGATATGTTTGCGAGAAACATGAAGCTACTTTGCAGAATAGGGCATAGCACTGCGTCTGTACTAGACACAATGTTATCTATCCAGCCAGCACACTCAATAGCTTTAATGTCTATTTGTTCTTTAGAATAAAGTGTGTCAGATGTATTCATGTATAATTTCCATCAATGATTCGTGTCTTTTTAAAGTAGCCAGTTGTCCTTCGCAGTCTAGATGTCTAGCACTACCAACATCATCAGACCACTTATAATAACCGCGCTCAAACCCAGAAAAGAATTTACCATCCTGATTCATTACGATAAATTTTTTTGTAAGAATCCCTTTTACTTTCTTTTTTTGCCTTTTTTTGCAAGGCTTTTTGATCCTTTTCTGTGAGATAAAAACTACCTTCTGCTCCAAGTTCTTGATCATCGTACTGACGTTGCAACTTTTTTGTATTTTTAAACATACAATTTATTTATTAATATAACAAGAATATTCTAGATAACCAAACTTTAAGGTCTTCTTGTTCCTAATTGTAAAAATGGAGATTGGCCACTTGTGTTCCAATTATCTAATCTACTATTAATTGGTGAGATACCATTTAACCAATAAGTAGTTGTGTTTGGATCAAAAGCTGCTGGCATATTTGTAAACCACCATCTACCAGCTGTATTTACATTATCGAATTTTGTACCTGATGTTAAGTAAGGAATATTCTCTACTATCATTTTAGCATACGCAGAGGATTCAAATTTAATTAAAGTACAGTTATATTGAGAATAAATACCACCTACATAAGCAATACCCTCTTTTAGTTTAATATAAAAAGCTGCTATTAATGGAGTGTGTTCAACGTGATTACCATATATATAGACTTCTTTAACTACATTTGAATTGTTGTCATCAAAAAATACATCATAATCTCCACCAGCTTGTACTCCCTCAAATATGTTATGTGTAATTGAAATACCAGAAGCGGCGTATACTCTTATATTTGCAAAATCACCTGCTGAGTTTCTAAATTTACAATTTTGTATTATGGAATGATTTGATTGAGAAGCTGAATTAGAGCCACCGGTAAATCTATCATAATCTAAATTTACACCAATATAATTTTCCCAAAAATAACATTGATCAATTACTGTACCCATACACCATCTTAAATCTAAAGCAGTACTGAAATCATAGAATCTACATCCTTCTATTTTCATTCCATAATTAGATGATATATAAAGACCCATGTTATTGTTACCTTTAAAAACAACATTTCTTATTCTTAACTGCTGGTCAATACCTTGATTAGCTGCTGTTAATGTAGGATATTTTCTAATAAATCCAGTATCAATAGTAGAAGGAATTGTAATTTCAAACCCATGTCCTTCAATTTCTTTAATTGTAGATTGGTTTGTTGGAATATATGCTTTTGAAGCTGCGGTTAAATTAGCTGCTAAATTAATTGAGCGAACTGATGGATCTGATAATGCTGCTATAAATTGAGGCCAATCTGTAACCCAACGAATACCTCCAACAGAATTAACTGTGTTAGTGATATTGGTTACATTATTAATAGTTGTGTCTAATATTGTGGTTGTTCCACCTTTAAACAAACTATCTTTAATCCAGCTAGTGTTTCCAATATATCGGTATTGATCTCCTGTTTTAGGATTAATGTTGTAATATCCTGTTTTAATTATATTTCCTGTTCCAAATGGATTATAATTTAAAACTGATGTATCATTAGTAACGCGATACCACGTAATTGTTTTTTGTCCAAATGATGTTAATGAAACTAATAATAAAGCTATTAGTAAGAACTGTTTTGTAAAACGCATAATTTATAGATTTTAAAGGGTTCGTTATGAGCATATATCTTTATAAAATATATACCGTTTGGTAGTTTAGGTAAATTTAAGATTGTATAACATTCTGTTATTTTAGAGTTAAGGATTAGTACTCCATCAATACTATATAATGATAATTGTAAATTATCTACTAATTTATCAACAGTTATAGTAACCTTATTAGTAGCAGGATTAGGGCTAAGATTAGTGTTTAAGATAATTTCTTTACTAACAAACCAGTAATCATAATCATCCGGATTAGATGTTATTTTATTGTTTTTTACGTTAGTATAACCACAGATACCATATGAATTATTGTTTAATTCGAATTCGTCTAAGGCATAAGATGGTATTCTCCAAATCACAACACCGGTTCTGTCGGTATGTACTATATCATAATTAGTTTCTTTATCGTATTTAGGAGTAAAAATTCCAACAGATTCATTAGATTGTGCTTGAATTGTAAGAGTTAGTACTAGTAATATTAATAATAGGATGGATTTCATGTTAGTGGTTTTTATGTTACCGTAACTAATGATACATGCTATATGTAAACATACCTTGAATTGATTTTTATATAAATATACACTAATAACTATTAGTTGTGGTATTTAAGTAAACGCTGTCTAGTTATTTTGCCATTATTTTTATACGGTCTCATAAACTCATGATACAATCTACCATGTTTTCCATTTACTAATTTTCGATGTTTTTGAGTACTAAAATTTTGTAGATTCCTGGTTTGGTAATTTGAGTATTTAGTTGCATTAATTCTGCCATGTTCTCTAGTACCATATGTTAGGTCTGTATAACATGATGAGTATAATAAAACTAAAACGCATACTAAAATTACCATTAATAAATTCTTAATTCTTTTTATATGTTCCATCGCTATACAATACTATTTTAAATCCAACATAATTAGCATCAACCTCTTGACCCAAGACATTCATAACTTTAATTGGTGTTTTTAAAATAGACATATATGATTTAACAGTAATTGTTTTTAAATTTGTAATTTGGCCGTTGTAATCTATTTGGAGTAACCTATAGTATGTGACCTTATTTAGTGTAGTTATATCCGAGTAGGAATAATTTTGTTTAATGGTTGAGGTTCCTACTCCGTCTATGGCAGCTAGGGTTATAAAATCCTCGGCATCATCTGATTTTTGAATAACAAAATAGTCATTATTCTCTTCTGAGACAGTTGACCACTTTAGTTCTACATAATTTTTTTTATTTTCTGCTTTAAAATCTAATAAAGCAACTGGTAAAGCAGATTGATAAAGTAATGGACATATAGCAAATTGAGTACATTTAGCTTTCCATGTCAAACAAATTCTATATGTTACACCAGAATCAATTAATTGAGGAGTAATAACAGCATTTGTTGGATTAGGAATTATTTGACCCGACGTGATTAAAGTATCACATGAATCATTATAAAATTCAAAATTCAAATAATTGTAAGGCGATATAGGACCACAAAACGAATTTACAATTAAATAACTTAAATTTATTCCTCCAGGGGCGTTATGGGTGTAGGTAAAACATTTTGTGACAATTTCATTAACCTGTATAGGTGGATTTAATTGATAAAATATACACGTGTCACTATAGATGGGTCCTAGTGTGCTGTCGCATTGGCTTTTCGCTATAACATTTATGAAACATAACACTATGATTATATATTTTTTCATAAATAGAAATATTATGTGTGCCTATAAATATTACTAGAACACACCTAAAGACCGGATAATAAACTTAATTGTTAACTAAAACACAGTTTTTTTTGGGCTGTTTTTTGACATAATAAGTTTATTTAATTATTTTAATAATTGATTTACGATTAAGAGCATTATCTGTTTCTATAGCATATGATTCATCATGCATTTTAGCTTTTATTCTTTCTGAAGGATAAAAATTTCTAATATATTGGAATATAATTCCTGCGCGTTTGAGTACTATTTCTAAATTACGCTTATTAGAGCCCACTGTATCGGTGTATGATTCAATATATATATCTTTATCTTCAAATTGAGCTTTTGCTATTAAACTATCTATGTTATTTAAATAGGAGTTATCTAAATCCCATTTACCTGATTCATAATAAATTACTATAGATTCAGGACCTTTAATTTCTTCCTGCAGGAATTCTACAGTGTCATGGTTAATCATTACAATTGTATCATATGAATGAACAAAAGTAGATAGGTACGGGTATGGATTACTCCATTCAAGGACCTTTTTCTTAGCAAATGTATAAGTGATACCTAATGTAGTTTTAGAATAACCGTCTTTAGCCGTTAAAGAATTTACATAAGCATCTAATCTATCGGTATTAGACTGGTTGTAATTAACATCTAAAACAACAGATAAATGGTTATTAACATTATATTTAACGCCTACACCTATAGGAATTACTCGGGTAGTACCTTTATAAGGATCTAAATTATCGCGAGTAGCATCGTACCAAAGAATACCATAACCTATATATCCATATAGCTGGGTACGTTTCCAATTATCAATAATAAAACCATTAGTTAAATTAAAACATAAACGAGCATCTAATTGATTGATGTGTGATGTGTATTTTAATTTATTATCTTGAGTTTGTAAAGTAGTATTAGTATATGATGCCTGAATACTAGTAAAATGCGATAATTGTTTTCTAATGTTTACATCAAAACCTGGATTAAAGGTATTGATTGGTACTAGATTATTAACATCCATGTTTCCATGTGATGTGGAAAAGGATGGTGTAATACTCCATGTACTGAAGTCTTTTAATTTAATTGTGTCTTGAGCAAAGATGTTGCTGGTAATAAGTAGTAATAGTAGTAACAGTTTTTTCATAGTTTTATTT